GATTTCTAGATCTTTGTTGCTAAATGTGCGCAAGGTATGACGGAAACGATCCCAATCCCCGCGCAAAAAGATGTTTATGGGTATGCTACGATTGCTTTCCCACCACCACAGCGTGGCCAAATCTAAAAATGCAATCTTGTCGGCTTGATTGACCACGGCACCAAAGTCATAGATAGTTGTTACCGCGTCGTCGCGATTTTGCACAATTCCCACATATTCATTGTTGGCGTAAACACACAATGTTATGAAGGGATATTTTTCGGCTAATTTTGTAAAGATATCACTGCCCATCAGGGTTATTTATAACCGGCTAAATAGAGCTATGTATTCCACCACCGTCTATCTTTATCAACAAATTACTCGGGTTTTGCTCGTTGACACCAGTGGTGGATACTTCACAATGAGGTACGACCCAGTGTACGCAAAACAATTAACTCTAAACAAAGGTGTGGACAACGTCCTCCTGTTTGAATTCATCAATCAAGATCAAAAGCCCGTGAACATCACTGGCAGCGGCTTTGTATTCCGACTGATCAGCCAAGACGGGTCAGAACTGTTGTTGAGCAAGGACATGGAAGTGCTGAGTGCCAGCACAGGGCGTGTCAAAGTTGTGCTCAATACCGAGGACACCATCAACTTGTTGGCGCAACCAGCCAGCTACAGCATTCAACGAACTGCTGGAAATTATGTACAAGCTGTGTATGTAGATGACAACTCTGGTGCCAGGGGCGATGCTAACATTGTGGATTCGGTATTCCCACAGTTTCAAAACAGTACAGACTTGACCATTCCTACCATCTATGGGCCAACATCCTGGCCACAGAATCCGCCCAATGGATGGCCTGACTGGGCGTTGACGCCACAGCCGCTGAACTACTTGCAGCAAACAGAATTTTATTCTAGCCAAATTCCTACCAATGGTGCTAGTCTGACCACTATCAAAATGGAGCTCACACACTATACAGGAACCATCAAGGCACAAGGTGCAGAAGACTATGAATCACCTTGGTACAACGTAACTGATTCAGTACAATACCTGGATCACACAGGCATCATTTATCTCAATGTATTGGGATTTCATCCTTTGATCCGCGTGGCATTCAACCAAAGTCAAGGTTGGGGAGCACAAGCTTCTGCCACAGTAGTTGATGGTGTGGTCACAGGTATCACTCTAAACAATCCAGGTTACAACTATATTGCACCGCCCAACGTGGTAATTGTAGGCAACGGTGCTGGTGCCAAAGCTGTGGCCAGCTTGGCCAGTGATGGTGGATGCGGTCCTATCACAGTGACTGACGGCGGCGCAGGTTACTTGCCAATGAATTTTGGCGGTACTATCTTGGCCAGTGTTATCATTAACAATGGCACAGTTACCAATTTGATGTACCGTTGACACAAACTCTGCTATAATAACAAGATGCTTGACATCTTGAGTTACTTGCCCGCAAAAAGAAAAAACAGTCCCAGCGGTTGGATTAGTTTCAATGCGGTCTGTTGTCATCATACAGGACAAGGTCAGGACAGTCGCCAGCGCGGCGGACTCAAGGTCACAGATCAAAACTGGAGTTATCACTGCTTCAACTGCGGCTTTACTGCCAGCTTTCAAATTGGCAGATCGGTTGGGTTCAAAGCAAAACGTTTGTTGGAATGGTTGGGTGTTCCAGAACAAGAAGTTGAAGCACTCACAATCGAAAGCCTGCGCCACAAGAATATACATGGCATCTTGGATGATCGACAGCGTGTGGCCAATGCAATGCAAGGCCTGGCATTTGAAGAGCGAGAACTGCCCCCGGCCGCTGAACTGATCACGCCAGACATGCCACGCTATTGGCAGTATGCTAGAGAACGCTGTGTGCCTGACGATTTTCCGTTAATGACACAGATACGCACAGACGGCATCCATTGGATTCGGCCTAGTGTAATTGTTCCCTTTACCTATGACAACAAGTTGGTAGGTTGGACTGCTAGATTCTTAGATGGCAAGTCGCCTAAGTTTATATCAGAAAGTCAGCCAGGCTATGTGTTTGGCATAGACCAACAGCCTGAAGACTGGAAACATGTGTTTGTAATGGAAGGTATCTTTGACGCACTGTCAATAGGTGGCCTAGCAGTAATGCACAATGACATAAGTGATGCGCAGGCACGTTTGATTCGCAGTTTAGATCGACAGATAACAGTGGTACCTGACCAAGACCGAGCAGGCATTGAGTTAATAGATCGTGCAGTAGAACTAGGATGGGCAGTGAGCATTCCAAACTGGGAAGATTGCAAAGACGTCAATGATGCAGTAAAGAAGTATGGACGACTAGGTACCGTACTAACTATACTTGAAGCCCGAGAAACTAGTAAAATTAAGATAGAATTAAGGAAGAAGAATCTTGTTAAAAGACTACAGCAGTGATGTTCAACGTTTGTTTTTGGAGATGATGTTAGAGGATGCACAGAGCTATGTGCGTGTGCAGAACATTTACAATCCAGATAACTTCGACAAGAGTCTACGCAAGGCAGCAGAGTTCATCAAAGAACACTCAGCCAAGTATAGCACATTACCTGATCGTACGCAGATTGCCGCAGCCACTGGTATCAAATTGCAGACTGTGCCCGATCTCAATGAAGGCCACTACAACTGGTTCATGGAAGAGTTTGAAGCGTTTACCAAGCGTCAAGAACTTGAACGTGCTATTTTGAAAGCAGCCGACTTGCTAGAGAAGGGTGAGTTTGAACCTGTGGAAAAGCTGATCAAGGATGCTGTGCAGATATCCTTGACCAAAGACCTTGGTACAGACTTTTGGTCTGATCCAGAAGGCATGTTTGCCAAGTATTTTGATGCTGGTGGACAAGTCTCTACTGGATGGCCACAAGTGGATAGGCTACTGTATGGTGGCTTCAGCCGTGGCGAACTAAACATCTTTGCAGGTGGTTCAGGCTCGGGCAAGAGCTTGGTCATGATGAATATTGCCTTGAACTGGGTACAAATGGGATTGCATGGTGTTTATATCTCGTTAGAACTTAGTGAAGAGCTTACAGGCTTGCGTACAGCAGCCATGTTGACTGAAATGTCAACCAAGGATATCCGTCGGGACAAACAAACAGCCGCACTCAAAGTCAAGATGGTGGGACGCAAAGCAGGCAGCTATCAAGTCAAAGCATTGCCAGCACAAAGCAACATCAACGACATTCGTGCGTTCTTGAAAGAGTATCAGATCAAAACAGGGCACAAAGTAGACTTCATGATGGTAGACTACTTGGACTTGTTGATGCCTGTGAGTGCAAAGGTCAGTCCCAACGACTTGTTTGTGAAAGACAAGTATGTGAGTGAGGAACTGCGTAACTTGGCCAAAGAGCTGGGCATTTTGCTTGTAACAGCATCACAGTTGAATCGATCAGCTGTGGAGGAAATTGAATTTGACCACTCACACATTTCAGGTGGTATCTCCAAGATCAACACAGCAGACAACGTGTTCGGTATCTTTACAAGCCGGGCCATGAAAGAGCGAGGCAAGTATCAAATACAGTGTATGAAATCTCGTAGTTCTACAGGTGTTGGACAAAAGATTGATCTAGAATACAACATCGAAACCATGCGTATTACTGACGCAGGAGGAGATGAACAAGACAATTTCCGAGGTGGGCCTAAACCCAGTATTATGGAATCAATTAAAGCCAAAAGCAATATCGCCTCGGCAGCTGAGGATGCACCGTCGCCGACCAAGTGGGAAAAGCCAACTGGAAAGCATGCCTGGGACTATCCAACTGTTCAGCAAGAGGGACCTAAGGTAACTGCTGATGTGCAGAGCGCAAAACTAAAGCAGTTGCTTGGACAGATCAAGTCATCGTGACCTGCAAAGACGTTTATAAAAACATAAACATTGTTAATCAGGGCAATGGGTTAAAGATAGGACCGTGTTGTGTAACACAGCCAGTGGCAGCAACTACTATTGATTTTTACAACAACGAACACTTGAAAAAGCTTCGAAAGCAATGGGATCAGAACATCTGGCCTACAGAATGCAGAAGTTGCAAAGAGCAAGAACAAGCTGGTATGATTAGTCGTAGACTAGGATCTGAAGCTTGGTATGCAGACAAAGGTATATTCGACACTGATACAAATTTAGTTCGATTGGATTATTGGGTCGGAGACACATGCAATCTTGCTTGCGTCATTTGCGGCCCTAACAACAGCAGTACCTGGAAAAAAGAATTAAAGATATCCAACAAATCTAGTCCAGCATTGGTGAATAAATTTTGGAGAGACTTGGATCTAAGTTCTTTAAGATCGATACATTTTCATGGCGGCGAGCCATTGCTGAACAAAGAGCATGTAGAATTGCTTGCAGCAGTGCCGCATAAAGAACAGGTTGAAATAACTTACAATACAAATGCAACTGTAAAAGCTAACGGTAGTTTGCTGGATATTTGGAAAGAATTTCAACTGGTGGTGCTAGACTTCAGCATAGACGATATTGGAAAAAGATTTGAGTATCAAAGATATCCAGCGATATGGGACGAAGTAGTTGACAACTTAGATTGGTATTTGCTCAACTCTTCGGCTAATACTATGTTCAACGTCAATACCACAGTTAGTTGGCTAAATGTCTATTCAGTCAATGCACTAAGTCAATGGCTTGCAGAAAATTTTTATGTTTCTAGGTTTGAAGATGTTATACAACACCGCAAACAGTCTGTAGTTGGTAGATTCAGTGTTGATCAAAGTTTAGTATCTGTCAAAAAGTACCTTGACTCAATTGATGCTAGAAGAGGAACTAGTTGGCGAGATGTCTTTCCTGAACTAGTAAATCATAACTGACTTGGCCATACAGGTGCGTCCGCAGTATAGATAGTTAGACCCAATAGTCCGCTGTAGCGTACTTTATCAGTTTTGTTCCATCCTTCGTGCCAGGTATAGTTACCGTTTTGATGCCACCAGCCGTCGCCAAAGTTGGTGGTCATACGCACAGGATCTTGACGATCCTCTGTCTTGTAGAAGTAACTACTGAGATCCTCGGTATCGTAATCTGAGAAATAGATCATGCCTGTGGCAATTAACTTGCGATAGTCAGTGTGCAGTGCATTAACGAATCCTGGCATGTCCTTGGTAAACTCAATGTGGGTCTCGCTTTGCCTGATCATTTGTTCTCGGCCCATGCCCCATGCCACATCAGTTCCTGGGTAGTTGTCATACATCCAGTTTACAGCTTGTTGTTTAAATGCCTGGCTGTTAAAGTGTCTGCTGATTGCCGTGAGTCTGGCGTTTTGTTCTTTGGGACGCAACACTTTGTATCGCATGCCGGGCCAAGGATTGTGACCAACTGGCGCAACTTCGCCGTGTGGCTTCCAATCTTCTGTTTCAAGTTCTGCAACAACATCAGCATATGACCAAGGCATTTTCAAATGCAGTTTGCTGACTAGGTATCGAATGGGAGTGAATATTGTGGTGAGTTCTGACATATCATACATATTTAAGATTTAACGGGATCACGACATGGAAAAAGACAAAGGTTTATATTGTGTTTGGGCTGATACAGGCCTAGCTTTGCATAATTCGGGCAGATGCCTGCTTTGTTGCCACAGTCAAACCTATCTACGTGACTCTACAGAGCAGGAAATTTTCCTTGACACCCACACCATTGAACAAGCTTGGAACAGTCCCACACGCCACAAGATAAAACAGGATCTAGAACAAGGAATCCAGCATTCGAATTGCAGCGCCTGTTGGAACGAGGAAGCAGCCGGCAGAGCCAGCCGCAGACAGGTGTCTAACCAACAGTTTGCAGATCTTGTGATTACTAACACACGACCACAATTGGTTGATCTCAAGCCGGGCAATACTTGTAATCTAGCATGCAGAACTTGTTGGCCTGAAGTGAGTAGCAAATGGTATCGAGATTACTGGGAATTGGAAGCACAAAAGTGGGAACCAGATTACAAAAAGTATCTAGCCAGCTGGGGTAGAATTCGCAGCAGTTACAGTGACGAAAATACACAGCTATGGTCCGACTTGGAGTCATGGTTGAGTGATGTGGTGTACTATGATATCTACGGTGCCGAGCCCATGTTGCTAGACAAAGTGTTTCACATACTAAAGCAAAGTGTAGCAACAGGACAAAGTGCAGAACAGAGTCTGCACATCAACACCAATGGCACAATCTGGAATCAGGAATACATTGACATATTAAAGCAGTTCAAATCTGTAAACATAGACGTCAGCATTGACGGTATTGGACCGCACTATGATTACATTCGTTATGGCGAGACCTGGAGCACTGTGGAAAAGAACATACTGCGCTATCGTCAGCTTACCAAAACAAACCACAATATCAAAATGCACATTTGTATCACAGTATGTGCATTGAACATATTATATGTAATGGATCTCCAAAGATATTTTTGTGATAGAGAGATTCCTGTATTCTTCAACATGGTGCATCATCCTCACTATATCAATGTGCGAGTGTTGCCGGACACAGTTAAACAGACCATAAGAGCCAAGCTTCAAACACAACAGCCCAATTGGCAGATTACCAGCATCTTGGACTTTATGGATATGCCACTTGAAAATCAAAGTCAGCAATGGGCCAAGTTTTGCGAATCAACAAAAAAGCTAGATCTGTTGCGCGAACAAGACCTAGCCTCTACATTTCCAGAATTCTGGAACTTGATCAAACCCTATTGGTCAGGTAGTTGATCCTTTGATCACTGCATAACGCAATACCACAGCATCGGCTGCTGAACTGGCCATGATGTTTCTTACATTGATGCTGGCGTTGCCAGCATTGCAAATAGCATTGAAATGATATCCTCCAGCATTGGCTGTGCTGGTTTGATTCAATATCAACACATCAGTGGCACCTATAACGCTGTTGGTCAAGGTAAATGTCACTGTGGTAGCTGCTGCCAGACTGGCATTGTTCATGGTAATTTCGCCACAGGGCTTGTTTAGCGTGACTCCTGTACTCTTGTTAGTAGATTGTGTGACTGTTCCGCCAGCAGTGTTGCCGTATCCAAATGCATTGGTATAAACACTCAAAGGTCGGTTGATATCTTCAATAGCTATTGTAGCTCCTGAATCAGACGTTGTGAACCCAAACTGATAAGTTCCTGCCGCTGCAAAAGTGATTGTGCTGTTGGCATAACCTTGAATGCCAGTGGTACCTTGTGTAACATAAGGACTTAGGGTCATGGTACGTCCGGGTGCATCAATAATGGTCTGCACACGCATGCTGCTTAAACTGCCCGAAGGTGCAAAATTACTAAATCCCAAAGTGATATTGCCTGTGGTAGCAATACGTTGATAGTGGCCTTGGCTGTAGTCCAGAGTGATAGGACCCGATGTGGTTGCAATGTTCACTGAATCAGCGCTAAAATTACGTATCTTGGCGCCAATCAAAGGAGAACCCAGCATGTTGTTTTGTGTGGTCAACGCTGATCCGTTGTCCAGGGCAGCATTCAATATGGACTTGGTTTGCAGTTCAGTTATTTCTTCACTGGCATATTCAAAATTGGTTTTGGTACCCGCAAAGTTATCCCTGAAACCTTGAGTGTTGTTGGGTTGACCAGCCACTGGGTACTGATCGTTGATTGCTGTTGGGTTGATTTGACTGGTCATAAGTTTTCCTTTGCGCGAAGCATTTAGATATTTATTAGAACCGAAACACCGCTAAATAATCCAAAGGCTCATACAAATAATGCAGAAAAAAACTCGAAGCATCTTGGAAGAATTAGATGGCTTGTACGATGAAAAATATGCTCAGAGAGACCGACGTCTGATCATTGAAAGTCGTGCCAGCAATGTGATTGCTTCTGCTATACGTTTGATAGAACAAATCGAAGCTGAATTTCCTGCTGACCAAGCAGAAAGCCTCACGAGAAAACTGTTCAACGCCATAAAAAACAAAGACGCCGGTAAGTTCAACCGTAGCGTAAGGAAAACAGATGCAAATACATGAAATTACGCAGCGCAAACCAATCAATGAAGTAGTTGGTGCACTAGGTGCACTAGCCGGAGGCATTGGTAAATCGTTGGCAAGTAAAGCTGGGCAAGCAGCCACAGGAATTGATCCAATGCAACAAGACAGCGCCAGCGGTAGCAATAGAATGGCAGCATTCAAGGCCAATCAACAGGTGGTCACAGCGTTGTCCAAGCAGATGCAGTTGGCCTGGGCTCAAACAGTACAAGAATTCATGAGCCGTAACAAAGACGCTACAGGCGCCCCTGTAACAAAGCTAACAGATCTAAGTCCAGCTAGCTTTAACACATTAGAACCGCAGTTGATTGATATGATCAACAGTGCTGCCAAAGTCAAGGATTACAAAACCATTGGTCAGGGTAATGATGATCCCACAGTAAAAGGCGCCGCAGAAGCAGCCGTAGAAGCCATTGACAAAGGTATTCAGGCTATCATGGCCGCAAGCACTAATCCCAAAATCAACGCACAAGGACTACAGGCAATTTGGCAAAGCCTAGTGAGAGACGGTATTGCACCTGCACAACAAATCGCACAGTTTGATCCACAAAGCTCAGGATCAGCAGCACAGCCTGCTACGCAAAAAAATCAAGTCAAACTGTCGCAAGACGCACGAGGCAATTGGTTGGTCAATGGACAACCGGCTAATCCACGAGATCCTGTGCATGCCCAAGCACTGAGCAGCCTCAGTCAACAGATGGGAGGCAAGCCATGAAGCTATTGAGAACACTGCTAGAAGGTGGCAATGTATTCAAGACCAAAGAAGGCGAGCCGCTGACACAGCGGATCAACCAAGCAGATGTACCTGCCACTATAGCCTGGATAGAACAAGTTACAGGCTTGAAGTTTCCTGAAGAACGCCAACTAGGATCAACTGGTCGCAAGCCTACATCTGGAGACCTTGACCTAGGAGTGGACGCCAATGAAATCACCAAAGATCAGCTGGCTGCCATGCTCACACAGTTTGTGCAAAGCCAGGGCCAAGATCCTCGAGAATATGTTAAAAAAGCTGGTGAAGTACACCTGCGTACTCCCATTGCTGGCGACCCCAATCGTGGCTTTGTGCAAACAGACTTTATGTTCTTCCCCAACTTGGACTGGGGACAGTTCTACTACGGTGGCGCAGACAACACAGAATACAAAGGCATGAACCGTGCTGTGCTGTGGTCCAGTATGGCCAAGCACCATGGACTCAAAGTTGGTAGCAATGGTGTGTTTAGTCGTGCTACTGAAAAGCTAGTGAGTCAAGATCCTGATCAGTTTGCCAAATGGGTGTTGGGCCCTGGCTTTAACAGAAACAATCTCAAAAGCGTGGAAAGCATCTATACTGCTCTGGCCAACAACCCTGATGCCGATGCCATGATCAAAGATTTTCGTGAGTATTTGGCCAAACAAGGTCTCAAAGAACCACAGGTTGCTGTGCGCGAAAGCGATGCAGGATTCTTGGGCCGATTGCGTGACCGCTTGATTAACCAAGGTATGCAGCCTATCTTAGAAGCTGAGCAAGCAGGTGTAGGCGGTCGTGCCAAAGGCATTGAACACTTGGAAGACATGGTGTTTCGTTTCGGTACTTCGGGTATTACACAAGCACTAGAAATTGCACAGCATGCAGCCGAATCTCCAGCAGGCACAACCACAGTCAAGTGGGATGGAATGCCTGCACTGATTTTTGGTCGTAAGCCCACCACAGGCGAGTTTGTGCTCACAGACGGATCAGGATTCGATGCCAAGGGCTATGATGGTCTGGCCACAAGTCCGCGCATGATGGCTGACATTCAAAATCGTCGCTCAGGCGACCGCAGCGGTCTAATTGCAATGTATGCCAAACTGTTCCCAATCTTGGAAGCAGCATTGCCCCAAGGCTTCCGTGGCTATGTCAAAGGAGACTTGTTGTACACAAACACACCTCCACAAGTGGCAGGCAATTATGTGTTTAAGCCCAACACAGTTGAGTACAAAATTCCAGCTCGTAGTCCCTTGGGTCAACGCATTGGCAACAGCGAAATAGGCATTGCCATGCATACCATGTATGCTGATCAAGGTGAAGCTCGTCAGCCACTAAGCCGAGTGCGTTTCAATGATGTACCAGGCTTGCTGTTAGTTGATCCCAGCACCAGTGTACCCAAGAGCATTGTGCTTGATCAAAACATCGTCAAGCAATTGAAAAACATTGCCCGAACACAAGGCAAAGCAATCGATCTGCTGTTCAATCCTGCAGAACTACGTGCTCGCAAGATCACTGATCTTGCCAAACTGTGCGTAGACTATGTAAACACCAAGGTGGGACAACCCATCAATCGTGACACATTTTTGCCTGAGTTTGGAGAGTGGTTGCAGACCAAAGTTACCCCACAAAAGTTCCGCAACATTGTAGAATACCTGCAGAGTCCTACCAGCAATACCCCTGCATTGGCTGCTGCATTTACAGCGTTTATCTTGTTGAATGATCTCAAAGAAGACATTCGTAGCCAGCTGGATTATCAGCATCCAGGACAAGAAGGCTGGGTAATGGCCACTCCTGCAGGCTATGCCAAGGCTGTGGGCCGCTTTGATCCCCAGGGTTTTGCAGCATTGAACCGAGCCAGAAACAACCCTCAAGGTGCATGATTTTTGCCAAAAGGCTAAATAAAAGCAGACCCAAAGTGGTCATAAACTTAAAGGAAATTTATCATGGCTTATATTACCCCTGTAAATGGTGACGTACAACCAGTATTTGCGCTTGACGTACAAAACGGTCCTGTAGCTGCTTCTGCTTCTACTGCTGCCACACCAGTTCAACCTGCTGGTCCAAAATTGGACTTCTTCCGTGTTGTTGCTAACACTTCTGTTGCTACACAACAAGGCGTTCAAGAATATGTTGCTAACGTTATCAACGCTGTGCAACAAACTTCTACAGTTGCTATGTACCAAGTTGACGGCACCGTCATCAGCTTTGCTGTGTACCCAACTGGCGCTTTTGCTAACGCTGCTACATTCTTGTCTGCTGCTAACATTACCTACACTGGTTACCAGTTAGACAGCGCAACAGGCATTGGCTTCAAGCTAGCTGCTTCTTAATCAAATCTAATTTGATTACAAACCCCGGAAATATCCGGGGTTTTCTTTTGGCCGTTAAATATCCGTAGAATGAAAATACTATGCAAAACCTTGTTTGACTGTAGCCCAACAGGAGTAACTGGTCACTACAGAGTTTCCAGCATACCATTCAATGACCGAGTGGGCCAAGCTGTAAACAATCAAGCTGACTGGAATTTCAGTAGAAACCAACAGCGCAACTGGGAAACTATCAATCAGTTGATCAGCCTACGCACCCAGCCTATTGATATAGAACCAGCACAGTGTCACGACGGTGTGTGGAAGTTTGTGTTTGAAGTTGAACAACCTTTGGTCTACAGTGTCAGTGGACAAGAGGGCGACTTTGATGCCTTGATCAACGAGTGTGCAGGTGTTCCTATGATAACAGGGCTAAAAGAAACTGACACAATTTCAACAGTATTGACCACAACAGGCCCTGATCAAAACATTTGGTTCACGCCCATAAATACAACACTGGATTAAATTATGGCCGAAACTACTGACATTGAAAAGAAAAGCCTTGAGGCACATGTGGAATTGTGTGCAGAACGCTATCGTTTGCTAGAAACCAAACTAGAAACGCTAGACAACAAGATGGAAGGGCTTTCTGAATCCATTGAAGCAATAAAATCTGCCATTCAGGCTATGGCAGAAAAAAGAAACAATCAATTGATAGGTTGGGGCTTGGGCATTATTGGCACGCTGACTGCTGCTGTGGCCTGGCTGTTAACGACCTATGTATTCAAATGAACAAAACCCAAAAGCTAGAAAAATTTGCCGACCGTGAACTCAAACAGTTGCAACACAAACTGATTGTTTCTGACGGCTCAGGCGGCTACACAGCTTTTGGAAAATACAGGATAATTCCTAAAAAAGAACATGTTGTTGTCCAAGTCAAAAATAACGAAACTGTGATTTTTGGCAGCAAACGTGTGGCAATGAGCTGGTGCATAGCAGATCGTTTGCAACGATATCAGCTAGCACGTAACATACAATTGCTGGACAACAAACGACAGAGTTTGGCGGCAGATATATACTGTCGACAACAACTAGCCAACCAAAGCCGAAACATAGACTTCAGTGAGTCTGTAAACACCAAGATTCAACGCAAAATTGATTACTTCAACATGCTTGATTCAGAATTAGAAAAATGTTTAAATTCGGCTAAATATTGGCAACTAAAAGGATTTGCAAATGAAACTGCACGAACTGGCCGCACCGCAGCCTACAAAACAAATTGCTAAAGTATTCGAAAGTTATTTTGGCTCAACGATTCAGTTTGAAAAGTTGAATCGTCGTCAGACTCAACACCTGTTGACTCGCGTACGAAGCCTGCTTGGTGAACATCGTTCGGGACCAGCACGTCACCAAAGTGAAAAGAATCCCGGTTATCTCAAATTGGTAATGATGGAACAGGCCCTGGTTGCACAACAACAGCAACAGACTACCGCTCCCACAGGCGCTGCTCCTGCCGCACCTGCTGGCGCTACCAATGCCACACAACAGGTCAAAGATCCCAAGTTGGCAGCGGCGCTCAAGAAGAGTCAAGCTGGACAGACTTTGTCACCAGACGAACAAAAACTTGTAGCTGGTGCCGCCTTAATGAAGGCCGAAAGTCGCATGCGCAAGTTTACCAAATTGGTGTTTGAAAGCGAAGTGCAACAAGCCCAAGTTGTTCTTGCTGCTCAAGACATGGTAGACAAAATGCAAGGTATGCTAGAAGACGTCTCTGAACTACAGTTCAAAGAACTGCCTGCCTTGGTCGATTCAATCAAGAACCAAGTGGGAATTGATCAAGCACAACAATTCAACACTGATGCAACCGCAGCCCTTACTGGCCTCATGCAGAACCTACAAGGCGCCAAGCAACAACTTGACGCTGCTCTTGGTGTAGTAACTGGACAGGCTCCTGCAGCCGGTGCTGCCGACATGGCTGCTGGCGCAGGCATGGACGCTGCTGGTGCCGCTGACATGGGCGCAGGCGCCGTTGACGACATGGCTGCCATGGATGACCTAGATGCTGCTGCCGACGTCGCGGGCGATGAAATGGGTGCTGGCGCTGCTGCACTGGGAAGAGCCAAGCGATAATGCGCCTAAGAGAGTTTGCTGGCGAAGACTTCAAATCACCAAGTCCCAACCAATTGTTGGGCTTGGTGCAATTTCTTGCTGGTCGCGCAGACGACACAAATTCTCAGCAACAAATCAGTGTAGATGCTTTTATAAATCTAGCACAAAGTCTAGATATCAATGTTACACCAGATAACATTGAGGAGATAATTGGACAACCTCCTTTGAGTTCTGTCCTAGAACCCATGGATCCAAACAATCCAGGTGAAATCGTTTTTAAAGGTGCCGGTGCCTCCGCACCTACCGAAATGCCTGTAAACAAGGCACAAGATATTGTAGCTGCCGCGGCCAAGTCGGCAATGGGCAAACAGCGCGGCGTTTAACCTTTTTCGAGTCAATGACTTGACTCAAAAGCGTTATTGTAGTATAATACGTTATAGGAGTCGCAGATGATCAAATTTATTTCAGCAATCGTACTAGCACTTTCGTTTACAACATCGGCTCAAGCCTGGGGCGACCGAGAACAAGGTGCATTGGCAGGTATTGTGGGCACACTGCTGTGGCAGAAGTTGGAACAACAACCTGCACCGTATAGACCACAAGTGATTCGACAACCAGTGTATGTGCCTCCCACAGTAATTTACCAATATCCACAGGCTGTGCCCGAGCGTCAGTGTTATGTGTTTCGTGAAACACGCAACTATGACGGTACCTATACTAGAGAGATTCGTTGCCATGGCCTACAGTGAAAAAGTAGTTGATCACTATGAAAATCCCAGGAATGTCGGATCTTTTGACAAGAGTGACGCTGATGTTGGTACTGGTATGGTTGGCGCACCTGCTTGCGGAGACGTAATGAAACTTCAAATAAAGGTTCAAGATGGCATCATCACGGACGCAAGGTTCAAAACATACGGGTGCGGCAGTGCAATTGCCTCATCCTCTCTTGTTACCGAGTGGGTTAAAGGACGAACGCTTGACGAGGCCGCAGCTCTTAAAAATTCAGAGATTGCTGAAGAACTCGCCTTGCCACCTGTCAAGATTCATTGTTCTATTCTTGCTGAAGATGCAATAAAAGCCGCGGTAGCAGACTACAGACAGCGTCATGAAAATACAACACAGCAACATTGAATATCTTGATCAGTATGCTGAGCATTTGAAAGCTCTAAACGACGAAGATAGATACACTCGATTTGGGTTTGCAGCCAGCAACGCCAGCATTGATCAAATGATATTGAACGTGCTGTACCATCGCAACGATCATCATATTTTTACCTACTATGTAGACAACTGTATTGTGGGCTTTGGACATCTGGCACGAGAAGAAGATGCATGGGAACTGGCCGTGAGTGTGGACCGTGCACACCAGGGTCTTGGAATTGCTGACAGCCTCATGAGCCACATGATTGCCTGGGGCAAAACACATGGTGTAGAAGTGTTGTACATGCACTGTATTACAGAAAATCAAAAGATTCAACACCTGGCTCGCAAGCATGGACTAAAGGCCTGGGAACGTGCAGGTCATGAGCTTACTGCCAAGGTACGTCTGCCTGAGCCCACAGTACTGGACTACACCGCCAGTCTTGTACAAGAACAAAGAGAATTGGCCACTGACATTGTTCGATTGCAACGTGCTTGGTTGAAGAATTGGATTTCACCACCAGTCAATTCTGTTGATAACTAATTGATGCAATATGAAATCAATCATTTACATCTAGAACTCAGTTCTTTCTGCAACGCTAGATGCCCCTGTTGCCCTCGCAATTTTCAAGGTTATCCTTACAATATGGGATACACTGAGTCCAATCTCAGCTTGAAAGATTTCAAAAGAATATTTTCACTCACCAGGCTTAGTCGTGTACATATTGCTATTATCAATGGCAATTTTGGCGATGCTTTGATGAATCCCGAGACACCAGACATTGTTGCTTACATGCGACGGGCACGTCATGACATGAGCATACGAGTGCATACCAATGGCGGAGCAAGAGATCGTGACTTCTGGACCAAACTTGCCAAGCTAAACGTAATTGGAATCTTTGCT